TTTTTTTTTCAAGCAGAAGACGGCATACGAGATCACTGTGTGACTGGAGTTCAGACGTGTGCTCTTCCGATCTGATAAAGTACTAGTTATTAGTGAGTTAAGTGTAAAAGATACAAATTTTAATCATTTACAAGCAAAAACGCCAACTCGTTATGAATCAGCGTTTTAAGTTTTTAAGTGTAAAAGATGGAAGGGCATTTATAAAAGATGAAAAGCATTATTTGCCGAAATCGGCTGAAAAATTCACGTGAATTGTAGATTTCGGGTTTTTATTCGAAACTGTGATTTTTTGGACCGGTTTCCCGATTTTGAAGAATAAAAACTTTTTTTGCTTCACCGATCCGATCACGTCCAGCGTATCAACGCTATTAAATTCTATTTTAGTTGTGCCCGGTCCGGCGGTTATTTCTATATTGTTCCATCCGTCATTGTACTTTGCCGTCCTGACGTCCCCGACGTGTACCGTCTTAATAACTGTGTCGACCTTCGTTACCACTTCGGTACGGGTCGAGTTCTTTAGCTCCCTAATCTTTATCCCCGCCTCGCGTACCTTATTATATAGGTCAGCGTTGTATAATTCCAGCTCGCCCTTCTCCAATTTCAATTGCCTAGCTTGTTCCGCATAATCACCCGCCGTGGTCCTGAATGCTACAGCCTTGGCGTTAAGCGCGGTAATGTTGTTTTCCTTCCTTTCTAGCTCTTTTCTCTGTTTTTGTACTGTCTTGTATGATGCATATAATAAAATGGCTAGAAGGACAAGCAAACACAATAATATCTTATCTAATGTTATTTTCATAGGTGAAGTATTTGGCGTTTCACATTGTCCTTATCGTATGAGATATGCACCCATGAAAAATGCTTCTCGTCGATAAGCTGGCAATAGGGCAAATTGAGTTTTTGCGCCAGTTCAAAGAGTTTCTTATTCTCTTGTTTGCTGCCTCCTGTTATGTCCGCCGCTTGCCCCTTCATGTGCTGGGACGTTTTAGACCCTTTCACCGCCGCGTTTAGGGCGGGCGACCTGTACCCGCTTGTAACGGCGATTGGTTTGCCGTAGGCGTTCCGTAACGGGTCTAGTACATTATTGATTAACTGTTTCAGATTCTCCAATACTTCCGGCGTCGGGTCGTTGTTGATCTTCTTCGCCTTCGCCGTTGTTGATGCGGTTAGTTCTTGAATTGTGAAGTTTGCCATTTTTCAAGTGTTTTATGAAGTCTAAATACTTCGTATTAATAATTATATCCAGTACCGTAATAAACTCGTTATCCGGTTGGATCTGCTTAAAATTACGGATAATGTTTTTCGAGTACACAAGCGCGAAGAGGGTTGTCAACAACCGCAATAAGTCCGTATGATTCCCGTGCGGTTCGATAAGGCGCGCGCCTGCTGCCGTAAATAATATAACTGTGGCGGCTATCGCGTACTCAAAAAACGCGTGAAACGCCTTTTTGTGGCTGTACTTTTCGCCTGCCCTTAAACCTGCAATAAGCCCTACTATAAAATTCAACGTGCCAAATAATACTATCAAGACGAAGAACGTCTTTACATCATTGGTAACTGTTAGCAGGAACGCGATCAACGCTGCGCGTGCCGTATCAAATACTCCATCCATTACTTTATCAAACATATCCGTGATTGTACCCGTTGCTTGCAATCGTCCTTAATCAGCTTGGCGGCTTTAAACGCCTTGATTAAAGGTACTATAAATAAATCAGCTTTCCCGCGCTCCGCCTCAAACCGTTTTGCCTTGGTATTGTCGGCTAGTACGTAGCTCCCGTTATAGTTTTGTATTTTTAAGCCGCTCGCCGTGCTCTGCTGCTCGCTTGTCTGCAAGTAGCGTGCGAAGGCGTAGTAGCACAATACTTTTTTCGCTCCTGTGATCGTAGACGTGTCCTCTAGGTACTCGGCGGGTATCTCTTCAAACACGCGCTGTAACTGCGGGGACATATCCAGCATGTCAGCCTCATAGAAGGCTTTTTGCAGGTCATCGTCTTTAACATCCTTTGCGATCGAAAACAGATCGCGTAATTGTTGAATAGGATATGCCATTTTAATCTATTGTTATTTGGTCGGCGGGCGTAGCCGGAACGGGTAACGCGTCGCCTTCCAAATCATTTTTAATCTTAGTTATTTTCGGGTCTAAATCGAATATATACGCCAGGTCACGGGAAACCTTGTCACGGACACGCGCCAATGAACGGCGGTAAACGCGTTGCATCTCCTTAACCACCTCGCCCGACGCGTTCGAAAAACTAATCAATGACGAATCAATAAGCGGGATCGGAATGGTAAAGCAGGAAATGGCAATGTCTTTCCTCAACGGTTCGCAATACGACTTGTACAGGTCGGAATCGATAGGCGTTCCCACCTGGTCTATACGGATAAACGGTTTTTCGGATATTCCTACGTTCTCGTCCCGTACGGTAAGCACCGCACCAGTTCCCTCAACGCCCATCATTTCTTGAACGGCTTCGCGGAACTCGTTTTGCTCCTCGTCGCTTTGGAATTGCCCGTGCGATAAGACGCTACAAGCGTGGAATCCCCGCGCTAATACGTTCTCCACATACAAGGCGTTTCCGTGTTCCGCTCCCATTTCGGGCTGCACCGCGTGAAACGGGCTGATAGGGTACGGGCGGCGGTTTGAGAAGTTAGCGTAATACAATTGTCCCGGATGGTTTTCAATGCCTCCGTACTCTTCGCACTCTTTCCAAAAATTTTTTGGATCGAAATTGGGATATACTACGCCTGTCTTACTGTTGGTATCCTTTAAATTCTCACGGTCCCAGTTATCGAACACGCGCCATTTCCGCACGATAGAATCCCGCTTGTAGTCCTCGTTGAGAACGGCGCGAATGTATCCAAATGGCACAGGATAACAGTACAAAGGGCGACCATCGCCGCCGTATTGCACTATTAATCCGTAACCTCTGTATCTTGGTATCTCGTCCGCCACGAACTCTAAAACGTCGTTCATGTCCTGTCCGTGTTCGTTCGTCTTAGCTGCAAACTCTTCGTTAACGAATCCCTCGCAAATGATGTTTTCCTTCGCCTTGTCGCAACACGCCGTAGCCGTCTTGCTCGCGTCTATAAGGTTTGCGATCCGTTGGGGGTACAAATTATCTATGTCGTAACTAACTATGCCCTCGCTAGCGCGGGGCGTTAAATTCAACGCCTTCCGCACTAACAATTCTATTCTCTTTGCTGCTATCATACCAATTTAGTTTTATTATTCGAACTCCTTCAGACCTTCCTCGGCTGCTGCTGCTGCCTTATTTGCGGCGCGTGTGGCTGCTGCCTTCTTCGCTGCCTCGCTGCGTTTTGCCGCCGCTGCTGCCAGGGCTACCGCTTCCGGTTCAGCTTCCGGTTCTGGTTCTGGTTCAGCTTCCGGTTCTGGTTCTGGTTCTGCTTCCGGTTCTGGTTCTGCTACGTCGCCTTCATCTACTTCTGGGATAGTCACGGCTTCCGGCTGCAAGTCTATGAAATAGTCCTTGTAATCTTCGCTTGCTTCCATCAGCTCAATAGCTTTCTCATCGGACGTATTGAAAGCGCGGTACACTCTTCCGTCTTCGATAGAGTTGATGAATAGTCCCGGCTTCATCACGTAACGCGTGTGCTTTCCGGTTGCGTACTGTTCATCGTACCAGCGTTGCGCGAACAACCTGTCAGCCCCGCACGATATGTTCAGTTTCAAATGCGTCATTGTTTCGCAGAGCGAAACGATTTGCCCTATATCTGTAATTTTTTCCATCTTTTAATAAATTAAACTGTTTTTAAACTTTAGGTACCTTTAGACCGTCATAAGCGGCTTTAGCGAGGGCTACGAGTCTGTCACCCGTCGCGCCGTCCGGCGTTTTAAGCGTCACGGTTGAAATACCGCCAGTACTCGAATCAGTTGCAAGGTCTGACGCCTCTAAACCGCAAAACGCGCCAGCCAGGAGATACTCTCCTGGTTTTGTTTTTAGGGCTATCCTGTAATTTCCGCCTACCAGCTGGCTAACTACTTCGCGGTAACCTGCCAAATCGCCCGCCGATCTTAAAACCTTGATAATAACGCTTTGGTCTTCCCCAGGCGGTACAATGTCGTTAACCTTGATCGCGTCCTGGTACATGATGGAATTATTAACGGAGTTTATTACATACCCCTTCTTCCCTGCCTGCATCGTGATTGTTCCTACGCCTCCAGTCTCCGAAACCGTAGCGATGTCGGACGAATTTATGATAACCGCCTCGTCTATTTCACCAGTTCCACCGATCGCCCCTAAATTAGCGCAATCGAAAAGTACATCAGACCCTATTTTTTTAATACATGCCATAAATTTTCCTCCTTTATGCTACTATAGCCGTAGCTCTCAATGCGTTATATGCTGTTACGGTCATATTTACGCGGGACTCTCCAACCACGTTTTCCGAAGTGGAAAGGGTAATTGTAGTGTACGCCCCATTTGCGTTCAAGTCCTGTGTTATTGCTGTTGCAACTAAACCGTAATTGTACCCATAGACGCGGTTACTACCTGCCTCCTTAGGCTTCGCAATGGCTAAAAATGTGCCGTTCAATACGGCGTTTACAATAGCCGCACTAGTATCGCCCTTGTCGTATACTGTGAATACGACCGCCTGCTTTAAAGCTGTTGGCGCGTTGTCGTTCTGTTTCAGTTCTTCCGTAGCGTTTACGCCCTTCTTATTACTCTCAACTAATACGGGCTTTGCTGACTCCACTAACGTAATTGTAGCAACTTGCCCGGCTATCGACTTAGTAGCAATATCCGCGAGGTTTATAAGGAGCATTTCAGATATGCCTGTTGCACCTCCGTCGCAATCAACTAAGACCGCCTTATCTAATTTAGATAAACATCCCATATTTTAAGCTAGTTTTGCGGCTGTGATAACATCCCATGAAGCCGTTGTTATAGTCATTCCGTTTTCCCCTCTAGCGTCGTCCGGCGTTTTGATCGTAATGGTAGTAAAACCACCGTTAGCACTAGAATCCGTATCAGCTTGTGAAACCTCAAGCCCGCACCTGTACCCCACCATTGCGGGTGTAGCGTTAATATCATTTAGCTTTACCGCCGCCATGAAACGCCCGGACAATATCGCCGCTACGGTAATACGTGCGTTGCTGTCCTTACCATACACCGTGAATGTGATCGATTGGTCCAAACCTGCCGAAACATCCGATAGTTTAAGGGCTTCCGTCAACTTCGCGCCATTCTTGTAACATTCTACCGGAATAGTTTTCGCTCCGGGCTTCAATGTTACCCCCGATATGACATTAGAAGCGTCTACCGTTGACGCTGTTATGTCGTCGAAGTTGATAAGGTACATTTCGGCGATACCTACGCTGCCGGGTTGGCACGCGTAGGCAATTGCTTTATCCAATGTCTTAATACAAGCCATCTATTTTTGTTTTTAAACGCCTTCTGCCAGGCACATTTTAGTAAATTCAGGAACTGCAAGCATTGCGTCTGCTGCAAATACAGTAGTACTGTAATATTTGCGGTCCTTCGCGTCTCTCATGAACGGCGCAATATCCAGTGTGGAATCTTCCAACGCCAATTGCATGTTACGTTTCGGACCGAAAACAATGAAGCTTTGAACTGTCAATTCGTCCGCCTTCGCGCTGTTAGACACGTGGCGCAATTCATTCAGCTTGTAGCCTTCGAAGTAATAAGCGGGTTTGCCGTTCTCGAAATTGGCTTGTGCTAGATGGTTGTCTTTGTTTTCTACCAAGTCCTTGTAAGCGCGCATAATGTTGCTGGATACGAAGAACTCGCTCTCCTCCAACATGTCCGGGCGCTGGTTGTCAACACACCATTTCAGGCACTCCAAAACGTTCTGTGATGCGCCCGACGGAACAAGGGTTTTGATCTCCTGTGTGCTGTCCTTCATTTGTTTGATAATACCACCGTTTTTGAAAACAGTGTAAACGCCCTCGGTATCAGATGTTTTCAGACCATCCAACCAAGTAAGACGCAACATGTCAGCTTCCAATACCTTGAGGATCTCGTTTTGCATGAATGCCGCCAATTGGGTTTGGTCGAAGTCAGCCGACAAATGTACGCCTTTCGCTACCATTTTGCCCCAAAGGTCTTGCAGGCATACCACGATAGGAAGCTCAATTTGCGCATGATCGTAATATTTCACCTTATCGCTCATGGAGCTATAAGCATATTCGCTATCGCAACCGCTTGAACGTCTTACTGCCTTGTCTGCGGCGGTAAACGACACGATTGGGAAGCCCTTCTCGATCCCGGAAAGAACGGTTACGCCTCTCTCCAATTCGCCCTCTAGTCCCAGCGTTAATGTGATAACGTCCGAAAGGGTGCTGATATTCAACTTGTTTAAGTCGCTAAATGAAAATGCCATAATTTTAATATTTTATCGGTTTAGTAATTGAATTTTTTGCGCATCGCTGCTGCTGCTGCCTGAACGGCTTCACGGCTCAACTTGCTTTCGCCTTTCTTCTCGGTCTTTACCTCGGTCTTTGACGCCGCGGGTGTTCCGGTACGTTTGCTTAGTTGAGTTTTGAGGCTTGAAACGGTTGCCTTTAGTTCGGTAACCTCTTTCCGGATCGCCGCCAGTTCTTCCGGTGTAGCGGTTTTCTTCTCGTCCTCCGGCTTTTCTTCTGTCTCTTCTTGCCCGCGCTCTTCGCGACCGGTTTCATCCTCAACTTCTTTCACATCGGAAATCTTTCCGGCAACGACTGATATAATCATGTCCTCGCCCTCTCCAATCGAAATATGGTAGTCACCATCTTCTACCGGGTTGCCCTCGGCGTCCTGTACCTCGTCACCTAGAGCCGCCTGCTCGCCTTGCGCGATGATAACAAGCTCTTTCCCCTCCTTGGTAGTGACGGTTTCCCTAGCTAGTTTAGTAGCCTTTACTAGCTTTGCCAAATTCGTCCAAAATTTACTCATTGATAAATTGTTTAAATTGTTATTAAATAAAGAACTAGTAGCCGCGGGTAGACCCACCAAATCGGCACTAAATAATTCACGAACTTCCACTACGGTTGCCGTTCCTGTCTCGTCGTCCAGTTCCTTAACGTCAACCTGGTTGACTGATACGCCGATAAGATCCGGCTCCTTCTCGATCATGGCAACCATAAAATTAAACTCGCTAGGGTACGCCGTTTCCAGTGCTTCCGACATAACCAGGTCAGCGTAAACGGCTGTCTCGTCGTGTTGGAAGTTGGTGAAATAACCTACGTAACCGTCTAGCAAGTCAGCGCCGTTGTGTGTACGGCGCGCATGGATCGGGCGGGAATTTCCAACCGCCACTAGCGAAGGGAAGGCACTTGCAGAGATGGCTAATTTATAAGTCTTTCCCCCCTCTTCGTAGCTGTTGGCAGTTTCGCCCGCCTCTATAATACGTAATTTTTCAAATTTTTTCATTCTGCTACCTTATTATCGTTACAAAGATATATTATTATGCGGCACGAAGCCGCGGCTTCACCTACGATTTACAGGTTAGCCGCTACTTGTACGCTATTATACTGCTGTTGTCCGGCGTCTATGTCGGTTACAGCCACCCGCGGGGGCGGGACGCTAGCCACTGAATCGTACATGATCGCCGCCAGTTTTTGGAGGCTGTCATTCGATAGGCTGAAATTGTTTGGTAACGGCATAGCCGGTCCGCTGCCTATGTCTATTTTGCCACCGTTGGCGTACCGGTACACGCCAGACGATCCGAAAGAACGCCCGCCGTACTCCATGTTTAGCGCGCTTAGCGCATTGATCGCGCCGGACGCTTTACGGTTCAAAATGTACACGTTCTCTCCGCCCTCGGCTTCGAACTGCTGCCCGTTCGACCCGGTGAACGTCACGCCGCCCGCCGCATGGCTAGCTCCGTAAATTTGTCCGCCCTTCGCGTATTTCTTAACGCTCGTGTTGATCTTGGTGTCCGGCTCTTTAGTCTTGTTAATGCTCATAACCTGTTTCATGCCAAAAGCAATAATCATAGCCGCCTGTGGTATCCCCCAGGCTCCCAGCTGCGCTATTGCTTTAGACGCGCCTAGATAAGTATTGATAAGCGCCTGCGCTGTTGCAAATGCTTTCCCCGCCGCGCTCTCTTCGCCTAACAGGCTTGAGAGTTGCCCGGCTGTGCCCGCTGCCATCTCCAATTGCGCGTTATAGTACTTCCGCTTAAGCTCGTCCTTCATTATTTCGAAACGTTCGGTTATTGCGGTTGTTTCCGCTCCGATCTTTTCCGCGTTCTCGATCTCCGTTGCCTTTTGCGCGTCCAGCCTTGCAAGCTGGCTTTCCAAATCGTTGTTTGACCTCACTTCGGCTAGCGCCCGGTCGTTCTCTAGGTTGAGGGCTTTACGGTCTTTTTCCTTCTGCGCTTCTTCGTCCTTCCGGGCTTTAACCTCCGCAGCGTATTCCAACTCGAGTTGGCGGACGTTGTTTATATACTCTTGCTCGCCTATAAGACCCTGTGCGCGCCTGTACGTCTCAATCTCTATTTTTTGATCGTTGACCGCTTGTAATTCCTGCAATGAGACCTTAGCCCCCTCAATTTCCCGCTGTGCTATATCTAACTGCATGGCTGTAACGGCTTCCGCGTATTTCTTAAGCTGTGCGTCCTGCGCCGCCTTGATCGCGTCCAGCGCTTTCTTATGCGCGTCTGCTTCCCTCTTCGCCGCGTCCTCGGCTGCCTTCGCTGACTTCGCCGCCGCGGCTTGTGCTGCTGCTGCCTGCTTGTCGCGTTCCTGTTTGATGAAGCCGGACACCTGCCCCGCCATTTCTTTCTCCTGTGTGGCATATTGGGCGCGCGCTGCTTCCAGTGCTGCAAGGGCTTCCTGCTCCTTCCGCAAATCTTCGTCGCTTGAATAGCCTAGTTGGTTCTGGGCTTTGATCTGCTTATATTTTGCGTCCAGTACGGACAACTCCATATCCCGGATAGCGTGTAACTTGTCCCTAGCTTGTTCCAGAAGTTTAGACCGCTCGGCGGCTGACTTGTTTTGGTCTGCTGCAAGCGTCTTAAGCTCTTCCATCTCGCGCCGCATTTGCGCCATAGGAACAAGCGCTGCCGTTTCAGCCTGGTAAATGCGCTGCGTCTCGCCTGCCAACCGTGCGCCTTCCGCCGCCGCCTTCTTCGTCTCCTCACTGACAAGCCCTAACTTATCCAAAAGCCATGTAACGCCCTTAGCAAGGTTTTCAAGAAGAAAGGCTACGCCTTCAAACAAACCGGTTACCCAGTCCAGCAAACGCCCGAAAACGACCTTAAACGGCGCGAACGCTGCATTTAAGCTAGTCGCCAACTCGCTGTTACGTTTCATCAGCTTCTCGATGATGCCGATAAGGTTTAATACGAGCGACACGACAAATATAATCGGGTTCGCTTTCAACACCGCGTTGAACGCCTGGACGCCTGCAATTCCGCTTTTCATTTGCCCCACCAGCGCGCCGGTGCCTCCGGTTAGCCCCTGCGTTTGAAGTATGCCGTCCTTAACGCTCTCGGCATAGTTACCTACGTTTCGACGGTTGTCTCCTACCGACTTCTCAAGCTCCTTGAGCTTGTCCGATAACGCTTTGGTCCGCTCGGTTAAGTCTTGCCCCTCCTTGCTGGTAGTCCGTTGCGCCTCGCTCATTTTGTTCAGCTCGGCGGTGTTTTGCGCCAGTTGGGCGCGCAAAGCGTTGACGCTCGTAGCCTCGTTGTCCAGGAGCGTTTTTGTAGACTTGATCTCGGCGTTATTCTGTTTGTTCGCCTCGGTATTGTCTAGGATCGCTTTTTGCGTCTCAATCAGAGACTTATTCAGCTTCTTAACGGTTGCGTCGTACTTGTCTTGCTGTACAAGCCCGTCCGCGTAATTCTGGTTTAGCGTGTCCAGCTCCCTCTTTTCAGAGGCGTATGCCGCCTGCAAATCCTTCTTAGTTTTTGCAAGGGCTATACTCTTGGCTATTAACGCGTCCAGACCCTTCTCGGCTTCAGACGTGCCAAAATTGAGGTCTAATAATGTTACTTGATCCGCCATTTTAATCTATTTTAAATCCATTTTGTACAAAGATAGCTTACAATTCCCGGTTGCTACGTCAAATTCACCTAACGATTTAATGTAGAAATAGCTGTTTAGCTGGGAGAAGTAGTATGCATCCCCTAACCGAAGGTTTTCTACGTCCGCATATTCTAATTGTGCCTTGATCTTCACCTGTACACGTGACCTGAACATCTTGAAATGCCGGTTGATATACTGATAGTATATGTTCTTAACAAACGTATAATTGTAATCATAGCTGCTAGGTTTGGCGAATGCTGCTGTTAGCCCCATGGTCGGGAATACCCGGCTATTATAAGAGAATTTAGCAGACGATTTGTAAGCGTCCTTAACAGGCGTTACCGTTCCGGGTCCGTTGGAGTAACTGAATTTTTCCGAGCCTACCGTACACACGTATTGGTCCGCGAACTCGTCCGGCACGTCTACGGTCTCGACGCTGCGCAGCTTGTCGCTCCAATCATGTACACGTGTCCACGCCGCACTTGTCCCGTCCCTTAAATCGGCGTCTACTACGGGTTCCACACGTAACGTGCCGTTGCGGTAAATTTTCCGCCAGTGCCACGCCGCGCACATGTCGTCTACTATGTTTTTTACATCAGTATATGGGAAATCGATTGCCACGTTGGCAACCGAATCGTATTGGGGCTTAATAGCCGCATCATACACCGCTTGTCCCGCTCCGCATCTTATCAGCTCCTCCGGGTCGTAGCCGTCGGGGAACTTGAAGTAGTCCGTACGGGTCACGCCCCCGATAGTCGCCGCTAGTTGCATGTACGCGTCCTGTTTAGGGTAAACCGTCATTTGCGCATTATCCTTCGTAGCGTAAATCCAAATACGGTCGGTTATGCTCCCGTAGTAGGACATTGACCGCCCCATCGCCGACACTACGCCGCGTAGCGTTATAACAGGTTTTACTGATGGTATAACCGCTCCGGTGTATTCTACGATCATCCGGAACTGCTGGTTCTCCCCCGCCGAGATCAGGAATCCCGCCGCTCCGCCCCCCGAACGGTCACCAAAGTACGAAGCATACATATATATCTGTGAGTTGTCCAACACAACCGCTGCGGTGTCCGGATACTTATATCCCCCGCGCCCCTTGGTGCTGTCTTTGGGCACTAGCTTAACCGTGCCAGCCGCCACGTTGTCCTGCCACGTGATACTTCCGCGGGCGCAAACCATGGTGGGCGCTAGTACAGCCGCGTCCTCCGGCTGCGGGAGCAAACCGCCCGGGCTGTAAAACGGGTTAATTGCCGGGAATGTTATTTGCGGAAAGTCCACATATTGGCGGACTATCTTTGCAAGGTTGGCGGCGCTTAAGTGTATCCCCCCATCCTTCACGAGGCTAAAATCAGGTAACGTTGATATAGGTTTGCTTACATCAGCCCATTTGTCCGTACTCTCGATCAGGTTGATCGTGTACTCCGTTTCTGTCGCCGATACTTTAGCGTAAAATTCCGTTGGCTCATCGGACACATAAGCGTAATATTTGAACGGGATGGACGCTATTTGCAGTTGCGCCGAATAGTATTCGCAATTCAATAGCCCCTTGTTTAGCCCTATAAACGTTTCGTTGTTGTTAGGCGTCCTCGGTACTTTGACCGTCGCACTGAAAGCAACGCTATCCCCAGCCATAGTGATTGGGGATACGTTGTTTATAGTGATCTTAACCGTTGCATTCTCCAAACCGTCGATCCTGCGACCGTTAACAATTAATGATGTTACTTGCATATCTTCTATCCTTCTTGTTCAATTATACAAATTGCGGTCTCGCCCGTAGCGTTTTCTGTTACTTCCAAATACCCGCTACGCTTCGTTCCGGTGCTATTGGCGGTGTATGTAATATCAATAGGTATGATCCCACCCGCGTCGTTATTAGGGGAAACTGCCACCCAAGACGGTTTATTGGTCACCGCCCAACCGTTTGCAGTTCCACAAGCTACCCGCTTAACAGTCCCGGACGTTTTCGGCGCGGTTACCCTTGCTGGTTCTATGGCTATGCCAGTTGGCGCGCGCCCCTGATTAACTGTGGCTACTGCGGTCTGACCCGTTAAATCATTACGGAATGTTATCGTTCCGGTTCTCGGAGCGTCCGTAGTGTTATCCCCGATCGTTAACGCCACGTTGGTCGTACCGTTCGGTCCGTTTAATTGGCTAGGCGTTATCCATGTGGCGCGCCCCAATACAGACCAGTTGCCAACTGATGCCACGGCAACCGTGACGGGTAAATGAACGTAGCGCGCGGCGATCGTAGACGGAGTAGCGGTTATATTTCCCGTAGCTCCTGCCTGCGTTACGCTGAAACTGTTTTGAACTGACAGATTCTCGGTGCTACGGTATGTTATATTTGCCGATCTCGGCGCCCCTGTATTTTCTTGTAAAATAAAATTACAATGAATACCGTATCCGGCGGCACCCGTTAAATTTATGGGGATCGCCCATGAAGGATACTCCACGCACTGCCAAGACGCATTAGAAACCATTTGTTTTAGAAGAATAGACGGATTCGCCTCTGCCGGAACTATAGTAGGCTCCGGGATAAATACTATACCAGCCTTCGCCTGGTTGATCGGTATCGTATAAGTAGCCGCGCCTGCCTTGCTCTTCAACACGATGTTACCCGATCTAGCCTCTCCGGTGTTGGGGGCTATCGTTCCGTATACGTATTGTGTTCCGGCTTCTCCGATCCGGGTGTGTATGCTGTTGTCAGACACCCCGATTTGAGCGGCTGTTGCATCGCTAGGTGCTAAATTGCCCATTGGCTCTCTCCGCAATCTAAAAATAGCATATACCGCCCCGCTTATATTTATAGTTCTAGTTTGATTCGCTCCTGATGTTAAATCATCCCCTGCAATAAATGTCATATTCGCGTCAAAAACGTACATTGTTACGTTGTATCCGGGAACAAACGCCCTGATGAATACGGGTTTTCCGTATACAGGAATGGGGTTCTTCGATCTTATATAACCGTTAGATGTAAATTTCATGTTCTCATAAGGCGTTCCCGCCGTGCCTGATAGCCCGCCTTGCTCGAAATCGTCCGGCGTTAATGTTACCATATCACCGAAGGCGAACCAGTCCGGTTTACTCTGTACGTCCCATGCCGCGTTGCTATAAATGTTGTTCCACATCCCTTCCATGTAACTCGCCGATGCGTTCACCCACGGGTTGACCTGCGCACTGAATTGAATAGCGGGCGTAGGCGGTTGGTCCGGTGCTAACGGGAACATGTAATTGTCTTGCAGTTCTGTTGTTCTGAACCTTACTTGCTGCCTGTACGTCTTAGTACTGTTAGACCAGCGCGCGCCCGTGTCTCCTGAAACTTCTGCCCTGAACCGCTTGTTCTGGTATTGGTTTATGCCGGGAATGTTCAAGTCAAACACGACATTAGACGATACCAACAACTCCTGGTAGACGTTATACCATTCTTCGCCGTACTCTAGGTTAATGGTTAGCTCCGCTTGTCCTGTTACGCCTCCATGTCCACGGATCGGTGTGAACTTGTTAGACCAAAAGTAGTCCTTGAATGCCGCCCAAAACCATTGACCGTTCCGCATGTTCCATCTAGCGCGAAGGGCGCATTGCAGGCTCCCATCGTAGACCACATCAGTATATAACTTGTCCTCATAGTTAATCACCTGGTCCAGACCAGACCCCCAAACATTTTTAATCGTCAACTTCTTAATATACTTTATGTCTATCGTATTCCCCAGTACATAGGTAGTAGGAAAGACCACGTCAGACGGCGCGCCCGTTACGGGTTCTACCTCTACTTGGAACGCGTCTAGCGGATGGATCCGGTAAGGGAAATATATGTCTAGCGTCTGGTTAGGTATGCGCGGTTTGGGCGGTTGGGGGAGCGCGCTATCAACGCCCAAAGTATCCCAGTACGTTTCATCACAGTGGAACACGGGAAGCGTTATTTTATTAGCTAGGTTCGAACTCCATATTTCTACCTCCTGTTGGGGGAACGCCGGATCACCCTCCGACACGTTACGGTCTGCCCGTCTTAGCAACGGAGCGGCAAACGATAGGTCTAAATACAATTCCTCCTGGTAGGGGAGCGTTATTTCCTTCTTGACCGCCCCTCCGTTTGATACACGGACATATACCGGGTACTCATTGCCGCTTATGAAGTCCGGCGTCACCCGGACCATCAAAGGGCGCGTAGCCCACACGGGTAACTGACCGTTGTATGTCTGCCCGTCGCTTAGTGTTAAACCTGCTATCGGTATTTGTACATTCATCTATTTAATATTTAAAGTGTCAATAATAGCGAATCTAATTATAGTTACTATCTCGTTTTGCAACTTTAGCACCCTAGCCGGGTTAAGCACATCGGATACTACGCCGCCCGGGTTGTGCTTGTTGGGTACCTTGATACCCATCTCGCCGATAGCCTTCGCAATCGGATACGCGGCGGATAACGGTATGGTTGCCCCTTGCCTGTTCTTGTCCTCGATCCACTTTCGTATGATCCAAAGCGGAGGGCGTTTACCCGCAATGCGCCCGCCTTCCATCGCACCCACATAGCGCGGTGCGGTTATCTTAGCATTGTTGCCCCCTATGGCTAATTTAAGCTCCTTAGCGAAGTTGCCCGACGCCATAAGCCCTTTAGCCTTATAAGAGGCTTCTATGTCATCCCGTAGCTTGGTTAACAGGACTTCAATCTCTAACATTGCGTTTCGTGCCATTACTCGGATAAATTAAGAGTTATCTCCCAACCTGATTTGGGACTGTCGTATATGTTTTGGCGCTTGGTTACCGCTGCACCTTCTGACACGTACAAGCAAACGGCTTTGCGTGCTATGTCGGTTATAACGGCAAACGTCCGATCCAGTACGTCGATCTCGGACGAGCTGTCAGTTTCGTAGAACGACGTGCCCAGTACCTGTATAAGCACGGCGACCGAGAACGCCTCGGCGGCGTAGTCGTTATAGTCTTGGCGCCCGCCCGGGATGTCCACAAAGATAAAATCACCCGTTATATCGTTCGCCAGCCGATTACGTGTAGATTCATCCCCGAAGAATACGGGAAGCGCATGTTGCGCCCCCCATGTTCCAACCTGATCCAATATCCCTCTAAAAGTCATATTCAGTTTTTACATTATCGTCATACGCCGGCGCGTCCTGCGAAGCAATTACACGTTTGCCCGTCCAAACCTTGCTGGCTGTCTGCTTGTATTTGCCGCATAGGGTGACGTAGCCTGTTGTCGTTATGCTTCCGCTTTCGATCCGTGCGTTGCCTTCCATGATACTCACACCCTCGCATGACGCATTTACCACGGCTGCCGGCGCTACATAGGAATTGCCTCCTAGCACCCATGCGTTACCCGAATTGTGGGACCCGAAGAATCGGGCGTTGCCAGCCATCGTTATATTATATTTACCCGCGCCGCCCAATCGTCCGGCAAACACTGCGTTATCCCTCATATCCAACAATGACAGCCCGGCACTAGCGTTAGCTTCGAATGGCGCGAACACCGCGTTGCCAGACATATAAGCCGCGCCCGCGATAGGCAGTTGACCCGCCAAAGCGGATGGCGCTTGTACGATAGAGTTCCCACCGAAGTAGCCCGTACCCGTTACGCTCGTATCTATCAACGTAGCGTTATCTTCTACGCGGACATTCCCGTAGATCATTGCGCCTGTTGCCTTCGTGCTAACGATCCGGCAACCGTTGTACGTTGTGACGGTTACGCCCTTAACCTCGTCCAGGGACAATATATCCGATCCGTCGGCTTTCCTCACGGCTACGTACGCATAAATGGCTGTGCGTGCCAGTGCGGCTGGGGCGTTAATGCCGGGTACGTACCCAGTGTTTGATAATATCTTATTTTCCGAATCGGTTAAATATATGTTGCATTCCACTCCTGCGGGGGCATCTACTGATACGCCGCCACCCCCTGAAATTCTAAACGGTCGTAGCACCACGGCGCTAGCGTTATTAGCCACTACCCCCGATATAGTACTCCCGTTAGTAGCCGCGTTGTATAGACCCTTCACCAGCACCCCGCTGATATCCTGTGTATTGCCCGCCTCGTGCTTCATAGAGTTACCGAACACGTTCGTGCCTTTCAAGTCAAACTTGCCACTCAAATAAGCGTCGGCGTATATGGTTGTATTATAAGCATCTGACATTGACGACGCGACTGACTTGACGCTCTCGTGTGATTCAACCAATGCGGTTATGATCGTGCCATTAGATAAGCGGTACATGCCATTAACCTCGGAACTGATTAAAAAATGCCCGGCACCGTTGATTTTACCCAAATCAGCCGTAGCAAGGTCAAAGTTAATGTCCCGGTACGTGTTGGCGATCTGCGCATGGTGGTAGAAACGCCCGTTGTTCAGGTTGCATTTGTAGAACCTGATGGGCACTCCTGCCGTCTGCATAGCCGCCAGTCCGGGAAAGTTCGTAGTGTTCACTACCATGTTGCCACAGTTGTACGCCTGGATCAGCGAACGGGCTTGTGCGTTAAAGGCTATGCCTGGATGCGATCCGGAAAAGGCTAGGTTATTAACGCCGTGATAAATGCCTACCGCCTGCGCGTCTGCTGTTGCCGCGTCGATTGTGGCGTTAACGCTTATAAATTCTGACATTAACCTAACGGCACGCGGAGCGTTAGGTGCCCCATTTATAACCACGCTAGAGTCCTGTATGATGCTATCCGGGTACCTAATTCCGGATGTTATTGAATTTTGCCCGCCCGGGAATAAGGCTACCTCCGCCGTAGCTGTAACCGGGTTAATTTCAACGCGTGAATCAACTATGACTAATTTAGTTTCATGTGTCCCGGTGAATTTGATTTGAGCGGCTGTTGCGTCTGCCGGGACTATCGTACCCGTTGGCTCCTTTCGCAGGCGGATAAAGAAGTATTGCCCTGCGGGTATTGTAAACGAAACGCCTGCGCCCGTTACAACCTGTGACGATGCCGCGCCTGTTGTAATTCCGTCCGCGTCCGTAGTGTACCATGTCACCGCGTACCCCTCTACGGCACATTTTACCGTTACGGGAACGCCGCCCGAAAATATAAGGGCTTTAGACCGTATGTAACTAGCGCTGGCAGCCTTCATAGTTTCCCAGTTGGCGCCCGCGGCATAATTAAAGCCGCCTTGCTCGAAGTCATTCGCCCCTAGCGCTACGGCGTCCGCCGCTGTCTGTTCCGACGCGAACCGCAATTTACTGCCAACTACTACGCTAGACCCTAGGATGCCTACGGCTGGCGTGCCTGTGGCGCTTAGTGCCGCCTCGCCTACATCTACGACCGAATCCCCTCCGATCCGTGCTCCTGGAAAGTTAAAGTTGCCTCTAAACAGCCAGCATGCGCCGTCCTGTGATAATGTCTTCTCGTCGTACACGATGCCGCCCACGTCGCCAATATTGACGTAACGGTCTCCCACCTGCCACGAACGAAGGGCGCGTACCCTCTTGTCGCTCCCTACTGTAATGATTTCATACTTCTTTGATCCCATAACGTTATTTGTTATAATGTTTTTTCATCTCTGCCTTTTGTTTCTCGTTCTCCTCGTGGCGCTTGGATAGCGCTAGCATGGCATCTAGGTAATTGACCCGCTTCGCCTCCTCGAACGTGCACTTGAACAACTCCGCCGTAGCCTGTACGAGCGTTAATACGTTCTTCGCCTCCTTGATCGGGTCATCTTCCGGCGTGCTCCCCGCATCGAAAGGGAATAGGCGTTTTTCTAGCCCGTCCGCGATCCCGACCTGCTCCTTGATATACTTCATGGCACAAAGCAAATGGTAGATGTTATCCGGCGCGTATTCGCTAGGCTCGTGCTCGACCGGCGTGCACCACTTCGCGACCTTCTCCGTTGCCGTCTCGCTCCTTCTCGCCTCTATAACCTGCCATAGCGTTACGTCCTCGATACGCGGTATGCGGTACACGAGCTTTCGGTTTTTTATAATAAAAGGGTCGCCCTTGACGTACTCCGCCACCGCGTTTAATGTCGCTGCTTGGTCGGAAGTTAGGGCGCCCTTATAATTTGGGTGCAAGTTACAAATAAATTCCAATTGCTTGGCGTTGTAACGCCTACATATTTTCCACCACAAGCGGCGGAAGGCGTTTTTAACCTTTCCTTTCCAGTTGGCAGGCTCTTGCAGGATCAACCACTCCACGCCATAAAACGCCGTAGTCCTTTTCAGGCGCCCGGCGTAATGCGGCTTGCCATCCAGGGCGTAACATTCCGGACTGTTAGGGCACTCCACCGTACCCCGCTTAACGCAATTATTGCAACTTAGTTTTTTACTCATATCCAATCAGTTCTATTTCTTCGTAATAATGCCATTCCCCAACGTTCGACCCGTCCCACTGTACGACCGCTCCCAGTACCCCAACGCCTGTGGCTGTCCCGGTGTTCCCGGAGTAACCGTATTTAATGCGTACCCGGTCGTCCTCCCCCATGCTGCAAACCTAATCATTATTTGCGTATCTCGGGCGGTATTTGCGTATAAGGTAATCAACGCCGTAACGTATGGCGTCCCATGCGTGGTTGTAAGCGTCTATCGGCTCGTTGGTGTATGTGTCGGTCAAGTTGTCCTTGACGTAGGTGTAATTGTCTGCCTCGTCCAGCACGTTCGTGCTCCGCTTCGTTACGAACAGGTTGAACTGCTTCACCTGCTGGATGCCCGCCCTTATCGACCCTTTCCCCTTGATGCAGGGGATCGTGTTGCATCCCAAGCCGCGTAGCTCTATGATAGACTTCTGCTCGGCGTTGTCGCATACGGTTATGGTACGGTGCAGCCCTTCGTCCTTAAGCCGCCCGGCGATCGTGCGGTTGAGCATCTTCGTCTCGTAGCACACTTCATCTATATATAAGTTCATGCCCCGCATGTATATTTTGACGATAGCGGTCGGGTCGTTCTGGAAGCCGAAATCAAGCCCTGTGACTAACTTAACGTCCTCGCCCGTTAGATCCTCCGGCAATGCGTCGATCGTCTCAATTTGGGGATATACGAGCCCTTCCAGCCCGCCAGTCAGCCCTTCACCGTAGACGCGCCACCAATTGGCGTCCTTGGCGTTCCGTTCGATCGCCTCTACCTGCTGCTTGGACAGGTACGGGTTATCCTTGTAGGTTGAGTGGACCGTTACGTACTTGTCGCCTGTGAAGTCCGTCTCGCCCCAGAAGCGGCGCACCGGGTTGAAGTCAATAATAACCTTGAGCGTGGTACGTACGTCCAACTGCCGGAATATCTCGCGGGGTATGCGCTGCGCCTCGTTGATGAAAAGGATGTCACGCGCCGGACCGTGGACCTTTGACGCGTTGTCACACCCGAAGAACTCGATACGGACGCCCGGCTTCACCGTGTAGACCATATCCGACTTGTTTAATGAGTTCTCGTCCCACAGCCCCTCGTCTAACAGCATGTTCTGGAAGTCGCGGAACATGCCGCGCTTCACGGCGGGCAACGTGTCGGTAACACACGAGATCATTAACGGGTCGGGGCTTTCCCTAGCCACGAGGTAAAGGAGTTGCAACACGCTCCACGTCTTAGAGGAACGCGTACCGCCTTTGCTGGCGATCCCCCTTATGTTCGGGTCTACAAAATGTTCTACCATCTTGTTGAAGACATAGGTGCAATTCATTTCTTCTCCTCCTCGCCTTTATGGTCCTTCTTGAAGTCCTTAAGTTTCCCCATCCTCGCAGACACTTTCGGGTCGGTGACGTTAACGGTCAAGCCGCCCTTGATGCTCTCACCGTTAGACGTGTAGTCCATCTGCATCTTGATCCCTCGCAGCGCCCTAATGTATTGCGCGTCGAATTGCCCGACGCTCGCCCCCTGGTCCATGTCCGCCGCGATCTCGGCGCGTATGCGGTCTATCGTCTCGACGAACTCCTCGCATACCGACAAACCGAACTCTTCGAAATTCTTCGTATAGGTGTTCCGGCGTTCGTGCAGGTACTTCACCCCAGCCCCTAGGAAAGCCGTAAACTCGCTTTCGCTCTGGAGGTGCTTCTTTGGCACTTCATAGAGCGTCCCGGCTGCCGGACCGGACTTTATCGCCTCGTACACTATAACGGGCGTAGCCTCGCACCAAGCGGTGTAGATCGCGTACGCTTCCCATAGCTCGGCGGGGTCCTGCCAGACAGGCGTCTTGCCGAACCGGCGCGTAGCCAACTGGTAGCACCTGGTGCACTCGAACGAATCGGAGAGGTACTGTGTGGACGCGTATGTCGGTCGTATCGCCCCGCCGCCACACGCAGCTTTAATCCTCTCCGCCGCCACGGGCTTCTCCTTTGGAAGCTCCACGGGCTTCGTAGTCTCTGTTATTTGTTTCTTCCTTGTAGCCATACAATTTTATTTTACAACTCTACAAAAATACGCTTTTTCCGCCCAAATCGCCATCTTTCCGCCTATCAAAACTATCTTTTACGCCTGAAACTCCGATGAACAGGGCGTTTCAGCCCTAGTGTAAAAGATGTAAAGATGAAAAGATGTTTTTCTATTATTTCCAAAATAAAAAAATACGCCAAAAAAATTATTTAAAAAAACAATAGTATATTTATGTTAACTATATTATTACTTATTACTATGTACTCCACTAGTATCTATCTTTACATCTTTTACAAATACACTATATTATATGATAAAGTACTATAAATAAGCAAGTTAGGTGTAAAAGATACAAATTTTAACCTTTTACATCAAAAACTTGAAAGGTGCGTTCTGCGTCCTGTGGGGCTGGTCAGGCGTAAAACATGAAACGGCGGTGTAAAAGATGTTTTTCGCTACTTTTTTGTCAAAAACAGGCTTTTTAGTTAAAATACCGTTAAAATCAAGATTTCTCTCTAAAAAGTTTTCTCTCACAAAGTTTTTGTAGAAGCGCTCCAAAATTGTGTTAACGATTTTAACACAAAAAAGGATTAACATTTTTATACATTAGCTACAAAACCAGCCCGTATAAAACCTTCCAGTCGTCCAAAATATATTTACATTTCCATTTCTCCGCCCTTTCTACGTTTTCCCATCTCAAAGTACGGTGGTTCAACTTGTCCAGCGCCCTGCTGCCATCGCAGTACATGCTGACCCGGTACAGCATTGAAACTTCTATGCCATATTTGTTCATCTCGGTGTCTTTGCTCGTGTAGATCGGGCGTTCTATATCGTCATTCTCGTACGGTCCTACCCGCTTCTTGTCCTTGTCACGGTACAACATATTTTCTATTGTCGGTATGCGTTCCGGCTGCATCCGCGTATTGCGGTCGTCCCGTACTTTGCTAGCTGCGTGCATTATGTCCCGGACCACCTCGCAGAATATCCCTGCGTTTACGGCGTGAAACGGTTTGCCCTTCACCTTGGCGTACTTCACGCCGTTCGCCTCAAGCCAATTGAATATAAAAAATGCATGGATATTATAAACGCGTGCCATATCCTCGACTAATAAAACCTTTCTCTGTTTCTTCTTAATATATGGTGTCGGCATACTATAAATTATTTAAGATACATACTAAAACATAGCCTAACGCGATCCCCGCCGCGATTGCCAGGACCATTTGTCCCAGCATTTTCATTGCCTCCTTCATTTCGCCAGCGCCTCCCTTAATTCTGATATGAGACGCAACGCCTCAACTCTTGATAAGTCCACCCTCCGCTCCGGCTCGTTCTTCCGGTAAATAATGATGGTCGTTACCTCCTTTGCGTTCCTCGGTACGCGTTCGGCGTAGACCATAACCTTCTCGGCTTCCGCCCTGCCTATCTTCACTCTCATCTCATGTTCTCTGAATAAATGTTCCATAACTTTAAAATATTAATTTGATTAACTTAAATAGTCCAAACCATCGTCCCATGTCCGGTAAAGCCGCCAACCGCGGTTAGTGGTACGGCGAAAAGGAAATGTTTCCAGCGGTTAGGCGCTTTCTTACTACTGCCTATTGCATCTACGCACACCCAGCCCCTAGGGCACATGCACGGCTCGCCGCGCTTATTGGACGCGCACCCGGCTCGAAAAATATAGGCTTTGCTTTTTTCATAGTCCTTCAAGCATTGTAAAGCCCATGTCCATTTTCCAAGCAAACGGAACTGCGCCTATATTATAACCATACTTTACACAATCTTTTTCAGGGAGTGTGCAAAATATTGATAACCTGTTCGGCAATACCGGATCATACACATAGTACCCTTCTTTCCGGTTCTTTCCTCGATACACGTATCGTACACCGTCTGCCAGTTCTACGATATCACCCACTTTGTAATTTGCTTTTTTCACGCTCTATATTTTTTAATTAGTTCCTTAACCATATCCATTAAGCCGTTTTGTGTATCAGCCTTTCCGCTTAACGCTGCTATGACCCGCTCGTCTATCGTACCCTTCGTTACGATGTGGTGGACAAATACGCTATTCTTCTGTCCCTGCCTCCATAACCTCGCGTTGAACTGCTGGTATAATTCCAGGCTCCATGTAGTACCGTACCAGATGATCCGGTTTCCCCCCTTCTGCATATTCAGACCGTGCCCCGCGCTAGCCGGATGTGCCACTAATACGGGTATCTCGCCTGCGTTCCACCTGCGTACGCTTTCCACTCCTTCCAGGGCTTCCGCCCCGAAACCTTTCAAGGCTTCCAGTATCCGTGCTTTCTCGTGCTGGAAGTTGTAAGCAACCAAGACGGGCGCTCCGTTCGCGGCTTCCACCATTTCTACTAGCGTCTCTAACTTCTCATTGTGCACGGTGTGCATGTTCCGGTCTGCGTCGTAGATCGCGCCGCCTGCGAACTGCAAGAGCTTGTTTGATAGGGCGGCGGCGCTTAGCGCTGTTATCTCTTCTTCCTGCATAAGCTCTAGCACTTGGTCCTCTTCAAACTTATCGTACTGCTTCTTCACCTTCGGGGACAATTCCACGTAGTTGTTCACGTATGTAAGTTCCGGCATATCCAGGAAGTCCAGCGCCTTCATCGATAATGTGATGTCGGCTATCTTCTCCCCTAATGCCGCCTCGGTTGTCGCTAGCGGCTTGTACTCGTAAACGATCCCGCCGTTCTGCGCGCCTGGTCTGAAATAGTTAGCCCTGTAATCGGTGATTGCCTTTCCCAGCCGTTGCCCGCCATCGACTAAATACATTTGCGCCCATAGGTCAATAAGCCCGTTCGGCGCGGGCGTGCCGGTCAGACCCACCACCCGGCTAACACTGCGCCGGATAATCTTTGCGGCTTTAAAGCGTTTAGATTGGTGGTTCTTGAAAGAGGACAATTCGTCTAGTACTAACATGTCGTACGGTACTTTAGACCCGCCCCACATTTGCAGGAGCCAGGCAAGGTTGTCACGGCTCACCGTGTAAACGTCCGCGTCAGCCCTCGCCGCTATCTCGCGTTGCTTCGCCGTGCCTTTTATCACCGACAAACGCAGGTGGCGGATATGCGCCCAGTTCCCGATCTCGTCGCCCCAAGTCATTTCGGCGACGCGCTTTGGCGCTACGATCAAAGCTTTAGTTACCTCGAACTCGTTTATTAGGTCGGCTACGGCTGTTAGCGTGCTCACCGTCTTTCCCAGTCCCATATCAAGGAATAGAGCCGCGTCCGGGTGCTGCTTGATGTGCTCGACGGCGGCACGCTGGTATCCGTGTAGGTTACTTCTCTGTAACATCTTCCAGTTTTTTATAAAACACGCTTACCTTGTCCATACGTTTGAACGCCATGCAATTCTATCGGCGCACGGGCAAATAGCACAATCCCGGCTACTGCTCCGTTGTGTTGGAAACGCCCAAACAGGTGATACGCCCTGTCGGGGCTGGACGGCGGCTCGCCGCCTATGTTTGCGAGGAAAACACACCCGCTACATAAACCGTTGCTCCTCACGCATTGGACGGTCTTTCCTTCGTCCGTGGTGAATGCCTCACCTGCTATATGCTCTTTCATAACTTTGTTATTATTAATATGTGTAACGGCTCGACACTAACACGTTTACTAATTGAATTCATTACAATGGCTCTTACATCAGCCCCCACCACTACGAACTGTATTATAGTCCCGGTGTATTCTTTGTTGTGCCCGTATATGCACTTCATAAGCCCAAATCTTTTTTATACAACATATCGTAAATGTCATCTAATGTGTAACGTTCCGGAAAACATTTAAGTACTTCGGCGACCACGTCCAGAATGTCGGGAAACTGTGATTTAATCCCCAAAAGGTCTTTGATCGCGCCTGCCTTGCCAGCGTTAAACACTTCTTCCCTGTACACCTCGGTTATTACATCAGCGCCTTCGAATACCACGCCGTCTCCCTTGTGGAGTTCCCGGCGGCTGTACTCGCGCCGTAGTATTGCGTCCGGCACTTCTGATATCAGGAACTGCTGCAAGTTCTCCGGTAATTGCTTGATAGCGTCCCCGATCGCGTAGCCCTCGGCGGGCGTTCCGTTCGCCATCTTCGTAACCACATCACAAAATAGGTTGATGCGGTCTATCTTAAGTTTCTTATTGAAGTCTACCATGGTTAAATATCTCCCTGAATTACAATTAAATCTGAAATGTCCAACGTCACGGCTTTATATCCCAGCTCGTTCGTGTACGAGAAATCGGTATTGGCTTTAACCTCTACCATTAGGTTAGGCTTGAACGCTAAAAACCAACAGGTGTAAATCGACCCGTTTTTCTGAAAGGCTAGTTCGTTGTCCAGGATCAAATCGGCAAGCTTTAAAAATTCCTCGGCTTCTTCGTACCGGCGGGCGAAGAGCGTGGCTCGGTCTGTCATTGCAAGGTGGAAGCCCTTGTTATACAGGTGCACGTTAAATTGTTTTTCATTCTCGAAACTCTTCGTTTCCTTTCCGCACTTCGTTATGATCCGTCCGTTTTGGGCTTTCGACACCTTCATCAGTTGCCCGCTGTTGCTTCTATATACTTCCATGGTCTTACTTATTATTGGTTATTGCTTCCGCCATCTTCCTAAGCTCGCTACGCGAGATATTAACGGTGAATTGCTTTCCCTGGCTGTGGATCATCCAAACCGCAGTAAATTTAGAATATTGCGCGGTGTTATCCCCTGGGTTGTTGAGGTTTACTATCTCGTTGCTACTTGACGGCTTGTACTCTGCAAGGCTTAAGAGCGTCTTAACCGCCGCGTCCGCGTCTCCTAACCTTATATCCATTTCTAGGGAATTTGTTCCGGCTGCTTGTCCGGTGATTTGGTACGTTACCGCGCCGCCCTTCGTGACTTCCACGATCTTACAGGTTCCAAGACGGAAAGACTTAAGCGTTTTCAAGCGTCCGCTTGCGGTTGATACTTGCGCCATCGCGCTAACTGATAACAAAACTACTGCTAAAATACATACTAACTTTTTCATAACTTTAATTTTTAAGTGGTTATTTCCTTTTGACACTTCAAAGATACGGCTACTTACCAGACTGCCAAAATACAGGATAAACTATTAACATCAATTCGCACTAACCGCCATGAGTTAACGACCGTTAACATAAAAGTCTATCAAGTCCTTCAAATCGTTGTACTCGTCAGGGCTAGATACTACGCGTACGTTGAAGCCAAGCGCGGCGATCCGGTCGAGTATAACGCGCTGAACCGGTCGGGGCTTGCATCCGGTTGACTTGAACTCGGCAAAAATAACCGTCCCGCCTGGTAACAAGTACATTCGGTCCGGCAAACCGTTAATGAATTGGGATAACAATTTGATTGCCATCCCTCCTTTATTCTCCACGTACTTAGACATAGTACGCTCAAATACCTTTTCGCTAGTTTCCGTTGCCTTCATCGGGTCCCTGTATTCTTAGTACTCCATTGTTCGCCACCTTGCACGCAGCCCGTAGTGCCACGTAATTTTTCCTGGCTTGTGCCGCTTCTTTCCACGTCAGGCGGGCGCACCCTTCCAAATCACCCCAAACGTCCTTTGCCTTGTCATATACTTGCAGCTTAAACAGCCCGCAAAACTCTCCTGTGTACTTGTCCGGTGTGATGCGTGTCGCACCGTCCCGGGACCTTAATTTTTTCTTGTTACTCATTGTGGTTAATTTTAATGTCATTTAGCCTCCTCCGTTACATAAGTTAGGTTAACGCGCCTGACTGTAAATCCCGCCAGGGTCTGGCACTCGGTGATATACCGCCTTTCCGCTTCAATGTCTGGTACAACATACACGCCTAAACTATCTTGGACCTTCGTGTAGTCCTGGACTATAACGCCTTCTGTCGTTATAATCACGGCTTTCATTATCTGTATCATACGCTAGTGGTTGGCTCGCAGCACAACAAAATGAATAATACAAACAGGATCGCCCAAAACGTGTAAACTATAAACTGTTTCATATCAATACCTCCAAATATTAATTTTAACTCCCAAAAATTTCTCCATCCGCTTTGCAGTTTCCACGGCTAGCCCGTACATAAACTCTACATACTCGTTATAGGCAGTCTCCTCATAACCGTTAACGGAGTAGTTCAAGCTCCAATAGTATTCGCCATCCTTACAAATTTCGTCAGCGGTGCACCTGATCCTATTCTCTTTCAGCCCCAAGTCACATATAATATGTTTTCTCACTAAATCCATGATTATAATATTTTAAATGTTAATATTGCATGTTCGATATCTGCCCGGCTAGCTGTGGCTATCAGGTACTCCGCGCCGTCCCAATTACGGCAAATGTCGTAGGGTGTTGCATTCATCCGCCTAATCTCCTCCGCGGTGCGCCCCTGCATAGCCTTAACCAGCTTCTGCATTTTCATTGAATCTCGCTCTATGGCTTTTTTAGTAGGCTCGCCGAAAAATGCCTTCTTGTTCCAAAAGCGGCGGCGGGCTTTTAGGTCCGCCTCGCTTAGTTCTCCTATATTCTGTTTCATAATCTTATATTTTAGATAAAATAGCATATGCTTCTTCTATAAATGTTTCAGGGTATACGCCTAATTTTTTAAGCGGTCTTAGGTCTTTCTGTGTGAAATACAGTCCCATGCACCCTTTCCAATTGTTGGTTTCTCCAAAATACTTTATTAGTTCTAACATATCTTTTTAGTGTTATGGCAGGTGTTACCCCGCCGGTTTATTAATTTTTTAATGATTTGATTTGTCTTTCCAATAAACGCGCCCTGCTAGCTTCATTATCTGCAAATTCATTTTGACCTATTGACCTGTAATAATCGGCGTTTTCTTTAGCGTTTTCAAGTGCCCTTTGTTTTTCCTGGATCATCCGTGATTTTTCGGAATTGCCATTTCTGATTATTACATCCTCTAGGGCGGTTCTTCTTGTTAATTCGATAGTTGCTTTCATATCTTTAATTTTTAATTGGTTATTTCCTTTTGACACCTCAAAGATACGACAAGTTATCGGACTACCAAAATTTTTCTCAAAAAACTTTGAGATATTAACAAAAATAAAGTCTCACGTATCACTACGAAAGACTTTTTAACTGAAAAACCACCCTAAAAGTATTAACCTTAAAAATTAGAAAAGAAAGTTTTGTGTCACAAAGATAGTAATTTTTTGCTTTCCTCGCTACCTTTACGGATATAAACTACTTGTGCGCCGTACAATTTAGTCCTATTTAACTTTCCTTTAAACCATCCTTTCATTTGCCGTATCGCTGTGGACAATTCGCGCCCTTTCGCGCTTGTATAATCTTCTTTCCGGCGTCCCAGCGCATCCACCCAAAGCTCCATTAAACAGAACTCGTTTTTAACCGTGTCGCCGGTCTCACCCAGACCGCCCGACAGGAAGTCGGCGCGTTGTTGTTCGGTGCGCTCTTCGTAGTCAGCCGGGAAAAGCCTGTCCACGTAGTTCTCTATAACGCCTACTAGCGGGCTTTCTTCTGTAAATTCTTCGCGTCCCTCGTTAGCGATCGCTTCGGCTTCGTCAGACAAAACAAGGCTTTCGCCCAACATGTACAGCTCCATTGCTTCCGCCCAAAGTTGGTCTATTACTGCCTCGAAAGACTTTTCAAACAGCTTGTGCGTGTTTTTGTTGGCGCGTACCTCTATCGGGAAGAAACGGCGGTTGCCGGTCTTGTCCTTCAAAAACTCATCATCATTGGTAGACCCGAAAAATACGCATTGCCTGCGGTGTGTCTTGACACGGCGGGCGTACGCGCTACGATACGTATCTTCGCGTTTGCTGATAAAGTTCTTCGTGGCTTCCACGTCCGAACGGCGAAGGGCTGACAACTCGGCTAGCTCCACTATCCAAGCATGTTGTATCGCTTCATACGCTTTTTGCCCCGATACATCGGTTAATGAATCGTTGAACCAACCTTTTGAAAGGGACTGTATAAGCGTGGACTTTCCCGCACCTTGACCTGAATACATGACAAGCGCCGTATCAAATTTGCGTCCCGGCTCGTACACCCTGGTAACGGCGGCTACCAGCATTTTACGGAACGCCTCGGACACGTATATGCTAGGCTCTGCCCCCATGTAGTCAACTAAGAAATTATCTATCCGTTTCACGCCGTCCCATCTTTGCGCCTCTAGGTATTTTTTGATAGGGTGGAAAGCGTTTTCACTGCAAACCTTTTCCAGTGCATCGTTTAATTTGCTGTCATTATAAATACCGTGCAAGTCCTCTATACGTCCGCGGATAATCGCTACGGCGGTATCGTCCAGCATGTCGCCCTTCTTGATGTCATTCGAGAAGAACGGCGTACGGGTGTACACGATCGTATCAAGGAACAAGTCATATGCTAATAGACCATTGAGCAGGGGATCGCATTTGAACGCGTTGACAAAGTTCCGGACGGTGCACATTTTATCGCCCTTCTTATCCAGGTCCCAAACAAGTTCGGCGGCGGTTTGCGCGTCGCCCTTAACATCGTCCGTGTATTCCTCGAAGTCACTTAGGTTGCCGTCAACGGCTACCATGTCCTTAACACATTCCTTATCGGAGCAAACCAGCTTGTTCATTTCCCGGCTGCTGTCTTCCTTGCCCAGATGCCCGAATTTGTGCACCCGTACGAGGTCATAGGCGTTATAAGCGTGCCCGTCCCCGATCGGGTCGGTTGAGTGGTGGGAAAAACAAAGCACATCGTCATACACAACCAAGCCCGCCGCGCCTGATCCAAGCGCGTAGGTGTATCGTCCGTTGTCTACTTCCGTGTAAACATCTGGCAAGTATTTATCTATGGCTTCGGGGATCGTGTACGAGCGGCAAAACGCGCCTACTAAGCCCTCTTTGTCGCGCGGGTCTTTCGCCATCTCCTTGCTGATAAGCGCGCGGGTATCGCGTTCCACATCTGAATGGAACGCCCAATTGCGCACGTCGCGCCATTCTTCATTGTCTCCGTACAAGCCTATCAGGTACCCGGCGTCGATCGGCTCGCCTTCAAATACTTCAAACATCCCCTCCTGGTCTTTGGAAAGAGATTGCCAGTACATCATGCGTTCGGGCTGGAACGTTGTTTTGTCGAACAAGTCTATGCCCAGCAACTCGGCTACTTTCCGCGCTGCTGCCTCGTACATAACCACGTCGGTAACTTCTTCCTTGAAAGGCATGATAAGACGGTAACGGCGCGCGCCTGGTCTATCCGAACGCGTTGTATATATAACCGCTGCGTATCCGTGGAAACGGTCCTCAAAATCGATTGGGAAAAGGTCGTCGGCAAAGTCAATATCTAACGTTATCATAGTACGGGATATAACTGCCTTTTTCAGGCGTTGCGGTCCTGAAAGCTCGCCCGCCATGAATCCGCCTACGTCCTTCAAGGACGATTTGGCGGGCTTATCCAGCTTATCGTACTCGCGTACCGTTTCGTTAGTGATAACGGGCGTTCCTAAACGTTTTACAAAATCGTCCCATGTGAGGCGCACCGCCTTCCATTTCAGGGATGCCGAAGAACCTGCAAGTGATAAGGTGTATTTTTCCATGTTAATTAATCTTTCTTATAATAATTACTAGTGAAACCTTCTGCCTTTAGCGGAATACCAAAAACCTCTGCCCATTTCGGCGTAGCTGCCATTGCTGTACAAATTTCCTCTAGTGAAACAACCGGGTCTCCAAAATCATCTAGCGGCGTCTCATTAATGGTTTCATCGTGGATATGTCCCACAATTTTAACCATCGGGTAACGTTGTACAATCTCTTGCATGCCATATGCCAAAAGGTCCCGGCTGATAGCCTGCGTTATATTTTCGGTTAGCTTTCCGCCGTATGTATCCAAGTCCGCCCATTTGCCTGTAAGGTCTTGACCCCTGTACGTAATAACCTCCCTATCGCGTCCGTTCACGTTTTTTGTGGCGATCCGGCAAAACGGGTAAAACAAACGGCGCCCCGAAGGTAATAAAATCGCTAGAGAATTATTTTCATTAAACCATTGAAATGTACAAACGTGTACGCCGTACCGGATAACTTGCACGTCCTTTTTGTTCCTTATGCACAGTTTAGCCCGGCTGTCTAGGGCTTCCCAAAATTCCACGATACGCGGTGATGCGTCGCGCCACCTCAAAATAATGTCCTTGTACAGGGACGGGTCAATAGCGTTTTCATAGTCCATTGCAGCCATAGCGCCTACCCAACCGCCATACCCCAATGCAAGCTCGGTTACCTTGCCCTGTTGGCGGTAATGCGTGCCTTTTCCGCACTCATCGGCGGGTAGCCCAAACGTCATGCTAGCAGAAACGGCGTAAATGTCCTTGCTATGCCTGAAAGCGTCTATGCGCCACTCTTCACGGCAAAGGCAAGCCAGTACGCGCGCTTCAATAGCGGAATAGTCAGCGATATGGAACGTAGTGCCCTCGGGGGCTACAAACGTTGTTCTGATAAGCTGTGATAATGTGTCAGGCACATCCCCCCAAAACATTTGGAAGTCCGCCAGGCAAAGGTGCTTGGCGTTCTCGCGCGCGCCGTCTAGGTCGTGTATGTAGTTACGTGGCAAGTTCTGCATTTGGACTAGCCTGCCCGCCCATCGTCCAGTACGACCCGCCCCATAGAACCTATATAAGCCGTGTACACGCCCGTCGAAGCACACGCAATTGCGCATCGCGGTATATTTGGCGTTGCTCGTTTTGTTTATGGTCTTCCTGGCGTTTAGTACCTCGTCTACGCGTTCATTGTCGCACTCGGCTATAATGGTGTCTATGTCCTCTTTGCGGAAAGAATCGAAGTTTTTTCCGGTTTGGATCATTACAAAGTTTTTTAGCTGGATCGTAGATTTAAGGGATGAGATACCGTACTTTGTTTTTATCTCATTCTTAAGCCCGTCGCAATACTCATCATTTAGGGCTTCCGCCCGTTCTGCCAGCTCCATATCCACGGCTATGCCGTTGTCGTTTATGTCCTGGTCCAGCCGGTACAGGTCTATTTCAGACTGTGGGAAATCGCAATAGCCAAGGCGTCCCAGCGCTTCGCGCTCTGAAAGGATATCATAGCGTAGGTAATCTATAAATTCATCCCATTTATCGGGGGAGTCTTTCGGATCGTTCCGGTACTCTTCCGGTTTCGCTTTAGTCGGCTTCTGCGGTTGGCAGAAGAATTTTATCAGGGCTAGCCCTGTGCCCTTCTTGCCCTCCTGCAAGTCCAGTGCTTTAGAAAGGTTTCCTAAGCTCTCCGGGAATCCCGCATATAATGCCAATGTCGCGGTACACATGAAGCGGTCCGCAGGAATGTCTATGCCGTAGGCTTTCAAACATAGGCGTTCAAATTGGGCGTTGTGCGCTACGATCGTGTATTGCTCATCACGGATCAAGCCTAAAAACTCCTCGTACCCGCATTGTACGGGCTGCGTCATATCAACGATATGAACCGCGCCATTTCCGACGGCGTATCCTATAAGAAGTATTTCGAAGTCAGGCGATTGCGTGTACCTATACGCTCCGCCGCTCTTGATGTCCTCGCTTGAATAAGTTTCAAAATCTATAAAAATTGGTTTCATGCCTTTTAGTGGTTTTTTAAAATTAAAGCCGCGCCGCTTCTACCCGGCACGGCTTTTGAAAATCATTTTACACCTGTTTTAACGAGATTGGTTAATAATAATTGTTTATAATAGGGATAATTGTTTTATGCGTTCATTCCAAATGGGTCATCGTTTTCGTCCTCCAGGTTATCGAAGTCGTTGACGCTTGATCCGCCGTCCAGCCGGTCATCATCGGTTACCTTCTGTATTCCGTTCAATCCGGCTGTGATACCGCGGTTGTCGGCGCTCATATTGTAACCGTAAATTGAGATGGAGGCTACCCCCCAAGAGCCGGAATACATATCTTCCTTTACCGTGATCGGGCGTTTACCCTTGTCGATAACAATCGGTTTGCCAAGTTCCTCTTTGCGTTTCGCCGTGATGTAGTACATGCCTTCATATCCGGCTTGTCCTTCTTTCTCCGGCGCGTCGCCATCCCGTAACGGGCTTTTGTAATTTTCCGGTACGCGCCCCTTGAATTTAGGGTCTTTAGAGAAATAGTCCTGTGCTTCCGCCTTGACCGCATCATTAATTTGCTTAACTAGCGCCGTGTCTGTTTTGGGGATCAGGAGTACAACGCTATAATTATATTCACCAACTCCGTTATACTGTTCCGGTTCAAAAACTCTTACATAAGAGAAACGCACGTTTTTTAAGATCAATTTTCTACTCATAATTTTTAAGATTTTAATTTGGTTCAAAGATATTGTTTTATTTTAGGCTTCAAACCTGTTATACGTTCTTTAATTGTTTTTTAACTTCCGTTAGCCTTCTACGTCGAAGTCGCAGAGCGGGCTATATTCCACGCCCTTAGCCGATTCAGGTACTAGCTTTGGCGCTCCGGGTCTCGATTCGATAGCGTCTCCGAACCTCGCGCTAAATGCCTTTTTGCCTACCAGCTTTTCGAGATCGCCGATACCCTTTAGTTTGATGTTTAAAACCTCGTCCTCGAGGAACTCGTTTAGGAGCGCTTGGCGTATCTTCGCCTCGTCCTTGATAACTCGGCTTGTCCTACCCGCTACGAGCTTGTAGCCCTCCCATTTGTGCCCCTGCATCGCCCTATCGTAGACGTACTTATTAACCGATTCGATCCAGCTCTTATACGTGTCTATTTTGCCGATTAGGTCTACTATCTCCTCGTCTGATAATAACAGGGGCTCGGGCTTCCCGTCGAAGTCTGCAAGAATTGCGTCACGTTGTGCCCTGCATTGGGCTTTGACCGGGCAAAAACCGCACCAGCTTCCGATAACCTGTTTTCCTACGCCCTGTATCGCCTTCTTTGCGGCTGGTTTTAGGACTTTCTCCGCCCACGCTAACAAATCCTTCTTAGGCATTTCGAACGTGTCGTAATGGTCTAATCTGACTTGCGCGATCGTCATCCGAATTTTCTCGGTATGGTCCGTTTCCGGGCTTTTCAAGGTTCCAAGGGCGTACATTAACATTTGTTCGTTCATGCCGGCGTACACCTTCACGCCCGCACCGTACTTCAAATCTATAATGTGTATCGTCTTGCCAGATACAAGTGTCACGTCTACCGATCCGAAGGAGCCCGGCGCGAAGTCTGTAATGTCTACCCGGCGCTCTAGGTACATCCGGCACGCGCCATCCTGTTTTTGCATCTCGTAGCCTTCTCCGATAACAAACTCGCAATAGCTCCGTATATAGTCCGCCATATCGATACTGAAGAGCGTGTTTTCAAGATGTTCGTTTTTCAACGGTACTGCATCATCAACTATCGGGTCGTATTCACCTTCCAGGTATTTGGTCAAAGCGTATTCGGCTATCTCGTGTGCTAGTGTCCCCTCCTCTGCGTAAACGCTTGGCTTGCCGCCTGCTTCTTCTGCAAGTAGTGCAGACGGCGTGCAGTTGATCCACCGTTTCGCACTACTAGGCGATAAAATCGCATGGTCCCTTTCCGCGTGTCCCATTACAGGCGAGTTGAGATGTATTCGATGAACTCCGCAAACATAGATTCCTTAAGTGTCGGGAAAGACGTTGCTCCTACCTGTTCAAACGCTTCTTGTACAATATGGCGTTTCTTTGCGTTTAAAGCCTTCATAGCCCACTGCTTGCACTCTTCCACTGTGTGCTCCGTTTCGTCCTTAGCGGGCTTCCCTACCGGTGCGGCGGGGGCGGGCGCTTCTGCTGGTGCTGGTGCTTCTGCTGGTGCAGGTGCTTCTGCTGGTGCTGGTGCTTCTGCTGGTGCTGGTGCTTCAACCTTTGCAGGTTCTTCCACCTTCTTCGTGCGGCTCGCCCTATTCTTAGCGCGTTCCTCGGCTATGTGTTCCGATACGGTTTTGACTTGTGCGGCTTCTTCACCCTTCACCTTCGTTGCTTCTGCCACGGCGTCCGCCAACTTGTCAAGACCTGTTTTCTTCTCGGTCATCGCGGGTGCGGTTTCGCCTGCCAGCTCGCGCAAATAATTAGATGTTGCCAACAAATCCTGTTTACTCTCTGTTCCTGATAATTCGATTACTACTTTCATTTTTTCTTAAAATTAAAAATTGTTTCTAATAGCTCGTTTTTGTTCACTCTGATTTTTCCTACGCCGTTCTCGTACCGGGTGAGCTTTCCCGAATTGAGTTGATAGCGTATCGCGTTCTCCGTAACCTCGGCGATCCGGGCGGCTTCCGCGACTGTGATTAACTCGGCTTTTTCCATTTCATTTTGTTATTGAATTTAAAACTAAGTTCATTAGAGCCCCTGAAGGTTTTAACGTGATCAGAAAATGCGGCTTTCCGGGCTTGTTCGAAAATGCTTTCGTACCGTTTGGCATGCGGAATTATAAAGCCCCGAATTTTATATTTGAATTTTTTTCCGGCTTCTTCTTCTCGTAGCAAAGCTTTGTAGACCATTCCCGAAATACCCGGATAGCCGTATATATTCGTTACCTCTCCTATCGTTTCGCACGCCTTGATCCTCTCCGTTATAACCATGTAAAAGAACGCTTCTAACCTATAAATGTTTATCCCTGCCATATCTAGTAATATTTAATCCGGTTCTCCGTCTAGGAATAGGATAATAAGTTTATTATGGCTTTTCAGTTATTTATCGTCGGAGATTCGGGCTTTATAGCTTCAATTAAGCGGAAACCGCACCTTCTTTTCAAATGAACTAGGATACCATCCGTGTTTCCCGTCTCGCGTCCTTTGGTTACGATTGGCGACGCTCTCATTTCTCTTTCGATGTCACAAAGGTAACGCTTTATTTTGGACTACAAAAATATTTCCCAAAAAACTTTAGTAATTTAACTCTGATTAACTGTTTTGAAGGTTTGATAACAGTGTAAAAGACAAATAGCCCTTTTTAAGTGGATCTTTACACCCTTAACTGCGTGCGTATCAGTTAGTTATGTGGCGAAAACGGGTGATATGTAAAAGATGTAAAGATGATTTCTATAAAGTTTAAAATAAAATATTTCCATAAATTCATTCACATATTAATTCATATATTTACATATTTTATAGATTATCTCATATTTATCTGTTAGTTCTATATATCATCTTTACATCTTTTACAT